AGATTTTATCAATCGGCATGTCAACCAAAGTTGAAACCACTGTATACGAATACAGTAGTTTTTACCCCACACATTCTGTTGTATTTTAACAACAGTTTCGATAGTGCTTGACAAATCCTGCAATCAGAGTAGAATAGATTCTGTTGAGATTAAAAAGGCTTTGAAATGATCAAGTTCACTCGCACTGTTGGTTACGATGCCAATCTGGGTCCGATCCGCGAAACCAAAGTGGTTGGTGTCGGCACTACCCTGTACACTCAGGGTAACTCTGAGCGTGTAATGTCTGACGTTTGGGAGTGGATCACAAGCGCCTACTACTGGGATGCAGAAAGCAAAACCATCAAGTCCGTGTGGCTCAATGATGACGTTGAGTACACTATCGACGGTGATATCGAAAGCCTGGCTGCTGATATTCGGCAGGCTGTTTACAATCGACACTTCGAACACCGTATGAATCGAGCGATTCAGAACTCCAAGATTGCCGAGAAAGGTTCTGTTGTCAAGGTTGTTTCTGGGCGCACTGCCAAAGGCACTGTAGGCAAGGTCGTGGTTGCAATTGAACGCCCCTACACTACGGGATGGCGCTCCAATCTTGAGATGAAATTCGGCATTGCACTCGATGATGAGATGACTACCTACACCGCGCGAAACGGCAAGCAGTATCCTACTCACAAAAATATTGTTTGGGTTTGGGCACGGAACTGTGAGGTTGTCGATCCCAAGATTGACGTTCCCACTGCCACGCGCCTTGCTGAATCGGATACCGATATCGAGATGAACACTCTGATGAAAAACTGTTGTAAATTTGCAACAGCCGCGGCTTGACATATCGATCCCAGCATGCTATGATACATACATACTGAGAGAGAAAGTTATGCAAAACAATCAAATTTCTAAGTCAAATCTCGCTAGGCTTCTGGCTACCGAGAACATCAATGTTCAGTATGTAAAAACTCCGACCGCGAGTTTTCACGTTGGAACTCGCACGTTGACTCTTCCAGTCATTAACGATATGACCAACGATATGCATGACCTGTTTATCGGTCATGAGGTTGGCCATGCTATCTTTACGCCTGTTCAATACGGCTCAGTTCAAGAAGGTATGCCAAGCGGCTTTGGCACGTTCCTAAACGTTGTCGAAGATGCCCGTATCGAACGGCAAATCAAAGACCGTTACCCTGGCCTCAAGCGATCCTTCAGCAAAGGTTATCAAGACTTTATGCGTATGGATTTCTTCGGCGTGAAGAACAAAAACCTTGATGGTCTTCTGTTGATTGATCGGATCAATCTTCATTTCAAGATTGGCTCAATGCTCAGTCTAGACTTTGATAGCACCGAACAATCGTTCGTTGACAAAGTTGAAACTTGCAATACTTTCGATGATGTTGTTCGAGTTAGCAAAGAAATTTTCGAGTATTGCAAGCAAGAGATGGAAGACAAAAAAGAAGAGATGCAAGATTTTGCCGAGCAAATGGCTGAACGGCTCTCTGGCAAAAACGACGATGATTTCGGTGACAATTTTGATTTCGACGATTTCGATGATTCTGAAGACTTTGATGATGAGTATTCGGAAAACGATGGTGCTGATTATGCCTTACCTCCGAATGAGGTTGGTGCCTATGGTGATGAAATCAAGTCTCTAACGGATCAAAAGCTTCAGGAATCCCTGGAGAAAATGGCGTCATCTGACAAAGTTATTCGCGTTGGCAATCTCGCTACCGATCAAAGTGTCGAGCCGAAACGGCTTATCGTTCCCTTCAAAAAACTTGTCGGTACCGTGTTCAATGATATCGGTAAGAAGATTGTTGCGGATTCGCCAAGTCAAATTATGGCCTTTGAAAAGAAAATCAAGAATTCTATTCTATACATGGTCAAAGAATTTGAACTTCGCAAAAAGGCTGCCGAACTTCGCCGCATGGTGATTTCTGATAGTGGTGTGCTTGACACTAACAAGCTTCATACCTACAAGTTTAATGACGATATCTTTCGTAAGTTCGGTTCGATTCCTGCTGGCAAGAATCACGGATTGGTTTTGTTCTTGGACTGGTCTGGTTCAATGGGTGATAATTTGCTCGGCACCGTCGAACAGTTATTGTCACTAATCTATTTCTGTCAGAAAATCAAAGTGCCGTATGAGGTCTATGCATTCTCTACCGAATATCTTCGCCACTCTGAAGAGCGGAATCATCATGACAATGGTATTCAATCTTCCCTTGAAACCAATTCGGTGATGATGGATAGCCATTTCAATCTTCTGAACCTTTTCTCTAGTCGGATGAAAATTTCAGAATTTCGAACCATGGCAAATGACCTGTTGCACTTGGCTTCGGTTAGCCATTTAGCGTTCTCTCGGCTTCGGTCGAATTTGAACCCTGCTATGGGGCTTGGCGGCACACCTCTGAACAATACGATTTTCGCAAGTAGCCGTATTGTGAATTCTTTCCGAAAAGAATACAAAACTGAAATCGTAAACGTAGTTTTCTTGACCGACGGCGAGGACTCCTCTTCGTTGTGCATGCGTGGTTCTTTTTATTCTTTGTCTGAATCGACCATCAGTCAATCATCGTATATTTTCGATAAGCAAACGAACAAACGTTACATGATTGGATCGAAGGGTGTTACTCCTGTTCTTCTGAACATTCTAAAGGATCGAACTGGATGCAATCTCATCGGCTTCTATATTCTTCCAAAGAAACGCCGCGACTTTGATCATGCCATGGGCTTGTTCGGTTGTGATATCATGGAAGAGAATTTCAAAAAATTCAAGGAAGAAAAGTTCTATGGCGTAAAAAACTATGGTTACGATGAATACTTCCTGATTCCTGGCGGTAAGGATTTGGAAGTTGAAGATGAGAACCTGGACGATCTGTTGGGAGAAAACAACACTTCGTTCAATGCTCGCCGTCTTCGTGGTGCTTTTCTCAAGATGAACCAGAATCGGGTCATCAATCGGGTTCTTCTCTCGAAAGTAGTCGAAAAAATCTCTTGACACACCGCCGAAATCGTGTTATTCTCCCTATGTACTGTTGATTTTCAAGGACTTTGTGATGCTTAGCCAATCTGATAAAGTGACCTTTCTGACCGAAGCCGCCAAACGTTTCGGTTCCGTTGTAACTCGCCAGCAGTTGGTTTCGATGACCAATGAAGGTTTTGCTCGGCACTTCTGGATTGAATCTGATAAATATCGAGTTGGTCGCGGCACGTACCGTCTGCCTCTCGATGAATTTAATATTAACCTTTCTGGTGTTTCTAACGTGGTAGAACTTCCCAAACAACCTGCGCCTGTGGTTGCTCCTGCGGTAGCAAAGCCGCTTGCCAAAATCTCTTCAGTCGGCCGTGTTGAAGAGGGTGCGATTATTCCCAAAGTGAATATTCTCTATGTTCCCTTCGGATTCTTCGATAAGATGAAATCGATCATTGCCAGCAATCGATTCTATCCCGTGTTCGTTTCAGGCCTCTCTGGCAACGGCAAGACCTTCATGGTTGAGCAAGCTTGTGCGCAGGCCAAGCGTGAATTCTTGCGAGTGAATATTTCTCCCGAAACCGATGAAGATGATTTGATCGGTGGCTTTCGCCTGATTGATGGTGAAACGAAATGGTTTGATGGCCCTGTCATTCAGGCCATGAAGCGTGGTTCTGTTTTGGTTCTCGATGAGATTGACCGCGGTTCTAACAAACTGATTTGCTTGCAAGGCGTCCTTGAAGGAAAAGGCATTCTCATCAAAAAAACTGGTGAGTTTGTCGAAAAGGCAAACGGCTTCACGGTTGTCGCCACTGCGAACACCAAAGGCAAAGGCGACGATACTGGTCGCTACATGGCTGCCACGATTCTCGATGATGCTTTCCTTGAGCGGTTTCCGATCACCGTTGAGCAAGAGTATCCCGACACTAAAGTCGAAATCAAGATTATGAAAAAAGTTTTCGATAGTCTTGGTTTGAATGACGATGCGTTTGCCGAGAACCTTGTCAAGTGGGCAGACATTATTCGCAAGACCTTTGAAGAGGGTGCGATTGATGAGTTGATCTCCACTCGCCGTCTTGTGCATATTGCTGAAGCTTTCGCAATCTTCGGAAACAAAGTTGATGCGATTCAATACTGTATCAACCGCTTCGATAACGAAACGAAAACTTCCTTCTTGGACCTCTACACCAAGATTGACAATGAAGTACAGCCTGTTGCCACTGAGCCTGCACCGGTAGAAGAAGTGAAAGTCGCCTGATCTAATCGGCACAAATCAAAAAGAGGCCTTTTCTGGGCCTCTTTTTGCATATATAATCAGAGTGTATTTTTTTATGGAGTGATTATGGAAATTGAATTGAATCTAGAACAACTGAGAACCAAGAAGCTTTTTATTGCCACACCTATGTACGGTGGTATGTGTCACGGCTCTTACACTAAAGCAATTGCAGACCTCATGACTATGTGTACCAAGTATGGTATTGAGGCCAAGCTTTTCTTTATGTTTAATGAATCATTGATCACACGCGCGAGGAACTACCTTGCTGATGAATTTCTCCGAAGTGATTATGACCACCTTCTTTTCATCGATAGCGATATCCACTTTGAAGCCCAAGATGTTTTGGTTCTTCATCACTATGCTATCAACAATGACAACATGGACATCATCTGCGGTCCGTATCCAAAGAAAGCAATCTCATGGGAAAAAATCAAGCTTGCTGTAGACAAAGGCTATGCTGATAAGAATCCTCTTTTGCTTGAGGAGTTTGTTGGCGACTATGTTTTTAATCCAGTTGAAGGTATTCAGAAGTTTCGTGTTGATGAACCCGTCGAAGTGAAAGAGGGCGGCACCGGCTTTATGCTAATCAAACGTGAAGCATTCGAACGTATGGACCGAGACTATCCAGAACGGCTCTATAAGCCAGATCACGTTCGCACCAAAGCATTTGATGGTAGCCGAGAGATCATGGCATACTTTGATTGCGTTATTGATCCAGACTCAAAACGCTATTTGTCAGAAGACTATATGTTCTGCCAATATGCTCGAAAGTCAGGTTCTAAAGTTTGGATGCTTCCTTGGGTCAAGCTTAAACATGCAGGCACGTATATCTTCGGTGGTAGTCTAGCCGCAATTGCAACCATTGGCGCATCGCCCACTGCCAGCAAAGATTCTCCAAAGCGTTGAGGTGAACATGTACAAATACAATGAAGATGAGTTGCTAAAAGAACTCAAGGCATACATTGATTCAACATACACTGAGCATTATGCAAATGGGCTTGATGGAATTCAAACCACTGAATTCATCATCGACAACGGTGATGGCATTGGCTTCACAAGAGGCAATGTCATCAAGTATGCTCAGAGGTATGGTAAGAAGAATGGCTATAATCGTAAAGACATCTTGAAAATTATTCACTATGCGATTATAATGTTGTATGTTCATGACCTAGAACATGAAGAAAATCAAACGGATCAAATGGAATTGCCGCTTAATGAGTTTGAGAAATACTACCCCTCGAATTTGAGGAACATGGAGATTAATGATGATACTAAGTGAAACGACGATTTCTGTATTGAAAAATTTTGCATCAATCAATCCAGGAATCATCATTCGTAATGGAAACACTCTTCGAACAATTTCTAAGCTTCAGAACCTTTTGGCTAAGGTTGAGATTACAGAAAGCTTTGACAACACGATTTGCATCTATGATCTAAATCGTTTTCTTGCTGTTGTCAGTTCTCTTAAGGACCCTAACATCATTGTTAACGATGGCGCAAAGAGCCTAAAGATCAAGTCAGATTCATCCGTAACCAACTACGGACTCTCTGATGAATCTTTGATCATTGCGCCACCAGAAAAAGACTTGAACGTAGAAAACGCCGAAGTGAATTTTTCTCTCCCGCAAGCCACTCTGTCGCAGATTTTGAAGCTTGCTGGTGTGATGGGCTTGCCTAACGTATGCGTTCGAGGCGACCGCAGCAAAATCTCAATTGCTGCTATCGATGTTAAGAATCAAGACTCTGACGTTTTCTCGATTGATGTTGGCGAGACTCAATCCGAATTCAATATGATCTTTGTGACTGAGAACTTTAAATTGCTATCTGAGAACTATGACGTTGCCATTTCATCTAAGGGTGTGGCACACTTCAAAACTGCAAACGGCAAGATTCAATATTGGATTGCAACTGAAGCTGGTTCTAAATTTGTTGAGTAATTGAAAAGGATATATTATGACTGCAACTACAAACGTGATTGTTCCCTCCTCTAGTGCTGATCGAAAGGCTATCGAGAATGCACTCAAAGAAATCTCTTCGAGTTACACTCGAATCGAAGCAGAGAAAGATTTGGTAAAGGACATTCTTCAGACTGTGCAAGACAATCAGAAGATTCCTAAGAAGTACATGCGCAAGCTTGCCAAAATCTATCACAAGCAAAACTTCCAAGAAGTTCAACAAGAACTTGACGATATTAGTTCTCTCTATGAAACGGTAACGAAGACTGAGCAGAATTGATTTCGTTGTCGATTTGAGTTATCATTGTATTTTATTATGTGTGGAGTGAACTATGCTCGAAGACTTTCTATGGGTCGAACGTTATCGACCGAAAACAATCGCGGAGACTATTCTTCCTGAAGAACTGAAATCAACTTTTCAAAAGTTTGTCGATGACAAAAACATTCCAAATCTGATTCTGTCAGGCGGCCCAGGCATCGGTAAGACTACTGTTGCCAGGGCCATGCTTGAAGAAGTTGGCGCGACTTATATCATTATCAATGGTAGCATGAATGGCAACATTGATACACTGCGCAACGAAATCAAGCAGTTCGCATCTACTGTTTCGTTCAGTGGTGGACGTAAGTATGTCATCCTCGATGAAGCAGACTATCTGAATCCGCAAAGCACTCAGCCAGCATTGCGTAACTTCATGGAAGAATTCTCCGCTAACTGCGGCTTCATTCTTACTTGTAATTTTCTGAATCGCATCATTGAACCTCTGCACAGCAGGTGTTCTGTCGTTCATTTCAAGATTAATAAGTCAGACAGGCCAAAACTTGCAACACAGTTCTTTGGTCGTGTGATGACAATTCTAAAGAATGAGAATGTAAAGTTCGAGTCTAAGGTGTTGCCTGAGTTGATCATGCGACACTTTCCAGACTTTCGCCGCACATTGAATGAACTTCAGCGATACGCAGCCACTGGTCAAATCGATATTGGCATTCTAGCCAATATGTCGGACGCATCCTTTCAGTCTCTAGTCTCTGCACTGAAATCTAAAGATTTTTCCACGATGCGAAAATGGGTGGCTGATAACATTGACAACGATTCGACTTCTCTGTTTCGTACTTTCTACAATAACATCGTCGATATTCTTCAGCCTAACTCTGTGCCTCAGATGGTTCTGTTGCTGGCCGACTATCAGTACAAGGCGGCTTTCGTAGCAGACCAAGAAATCAATCTTGCCGCATTTCTGACTGAAGTGATGGCTGCATGTGAATTCAAATGAATCCCTTTGACTTCATAAGGGCAGCATCAGAGACAAAAGAAAACCTGATGCGCGGCACAGACAATGACGATCTTGCTGAAAAATCATACAATGCCTTTATTGTAAATAGAGGCTTGTCTTTCTTTCCTGACTCAATTCTCTACGTCAATGAGATGAATCTACGCGCCTCGCTTGATGGAAGTCCTCAGTTCAATTATTTACTAAATACACTTAGGCCTAGGAAAAGATACTCAAAATGGCTTAAGGAAGAGAAGATTGAGGACCTCGATATATTAACTGAATATTATCAGTGTAGCAAACGAAAAGCTAAAGAAATATTGAGAATTCTCAATGGTGATCAAATACAATTAATAAAAAATAAATTAGAAAAAGGTGGGGTGAACACCAAGGAGAAAAAGCATGACCATAAGCGTGGAAACATTAGTTGAAGTTTTGTTGCCTTCGGAAGACGATTTTTTAAAGGTCAGAGAAACTTTAACAAGAATCGGGGTTGCATCGAGAAAAGAAAAGAAGCTTTATCAATCTTGTCATATTCTACATAAACGTGGCAAATATTACATTGTACACTTCAAAGAACTTTTCGGACTTGATGGCAAACCAACAGACTTCGATGACAACGATGTTGCTCGAAGAAATACTATCGTAAACCTATTAGAAGAATGGGGGCTTGTGTCTCTAGTTGACAAGAGTGTCACACGGGACTTAATTGCTCCACTTTCTCAGATTAAGATCATTGCATATTCTGAACGTAATGAATGGGAACTAGTTGCTAAGTACAACATAGGAAATAAAAAAAGAAGGGACTAAATTTCTATGGCAATTTAACAGCGCATTTTACGGCGAGGCTGCTCTGGCAAATTCAAATTTTCCATCGGGAGTTTGGAAACATGTTGTGTTAACAGGATCGAGTGATAGCACCGTACAAATGTTTTTGGACACAGTTTCAGTAGGAGGTCCTGTAAGAAATGCCACTTCATCAACATCTACTTGGACTCCCGCAAATTTAACCATAGGTGGTTATACTTGGGATGGATTTACAACAACATCAATTGGGTCTTTAAAAATCTATAATAGAGTATTAACTAATTTAGAAATTGCACAAAACTTTCAAGCCTCGCGCGGAAGATACGGACTATAGACATTCAATCATATATAAGTTATACTCGAAACTTTAAAGGAAACATAATGGAAGAACTTATTCAAGGTATGAAAATTGCCCTAGCAAATGCATACGCACTACAATTGAAAGCACAAAACTATCATTGGAACGTAGAAGGTCCAGACTTTGTGCAGTATCACAAGCTTTTCGGTGAACTTTATCAAGAAATTTCAGATAGTGTTGACGTTTTTGCCGAAGAAATTCGTGCCTTGGGTGCATACACACCAGGAAGTTTTTCCAGATTCACCGAGTTGTCCCAAATTGCCGACGAAACAATGGTAGCCGATGCAATGACGATGATTTCTAGAACTCTTCAAGACCTCAATACCTGCAAAGCACAACTAATTCCTCTCTTTGAACTCTCTGAGCAGAGCAAAACCTATGGCCTCAGCGACTTTATCGCCGGTCGGATCGATGCTCTATCGAAGCACATTTGGATGTTTTCGGCAACAATGAAACGTTAACCGAAAATTGTTTGACTTCTCATATAAATTATGAGAGAATTATAACAGTGCAAAGACAGCACTAATTCTTAACTTGATTTGAAACGGAGTATAATTATGGCATTTGTTAAAACCAGCATGACCCAGAACCAAACCCTCGTCACCTTTCTTCGCGGCAAGAATCGCGGCCTCACCGCACCTCAAGCCCGCGCACTCTTCGGCATCGGTAATCTCCGTGCCCGCATGAGCGAACTTCGTCAAGAAGGTTATCGCATTCGCACCGCACAAAACAAGAGTGGTCGCACCGTATACTTCATTTCCCGTCGGATGGCATGGCAATCGTGATCTAGCATCACCTGGTCTAGTATAAATACATACTAGACCATCTCATTCGGGATGGGACTAGGCTGGGCACCCTAGGTAAAACTGCCTGTCACGCCTTCGGGGTGACAATTTTTATCTCGCTGAAAAGGAGAATAAAATGACATATCTCAAAGATGTATTTGGCCGCGACTTGTTCAAAGATTTCGATAAACTCTATGTCGGTTTCGATGATCAATACAATCGTCTAGCAAAAATGCACGACGATTTGACCAAAGGTATTCCAAACTATCCCCCATATAACATTAAAAAAGTTGCCGAAGATCGATACATTATCGAACTTGCTGTTGCTGGATTTAGCAAGTCTGAAATTGAAATCGAACTTGTTGACGGCAAACTAGTTGTCAAGGGAACATCAAAAGATGACGCAGAAGTTGATCATTGGATTTACAAAGGCATTGCAAATCGTAACTTCACAAGAACGTTCTTACTGAACGACAACTTGGAAGTTAAAGATGCCGAGATGATTAACGGCATGCTTCGCATCTGGCTTGACATGTTCATTCCAGAACATAAAAAGCCAAAGAAGATTGCAGTCAAGGAAACTACTGCAAGCAAACCTGCTAAAGAGAAACAACTTCTAGCAGAATAAAAATAGGGGGCGAAAGCCCCCTTCTAATTTCATGGAGTTATTATGAGCGACGTTAGATTGTTCAAATTGATCACAGGTGAAGATTTTGTTGGCGTTATCAAAGACCAAGATCAAAACAATATTCACATTGAAAATCCTTGCCTTCTCGGTCTTGCCATGGCAGCCAATGGCAAACCAGGATTAAACATGCAACCAATGCTTATGTTCTCGGAAGACAAATCAGTCAAAATCAGTCGAGACTTTATCATCTATATCGCTGGTGTTGACATCAACATTCAAAACAAGTACAATGAAATCTTCGGTGCAGGAATTGTCGTAGCAAAAAATAATCTCATTGTCTAATGAAATTTTACACTCACTTCAGTCGAGCAGGAAATTATATTCTTGAGCGTGGGTATGAGAACGGTAAACGTTTTCAAATCAGAAAAGAATATAATCCAATTCTGTTCGTGCCATCAAAGCCAGGCAAAGAGTCTGAATACAAGACTCTCTTTGGCAAATCAGTTTCGCCCATTGAACTCGGAACGATGCGAGATGCCAGCGATTTTATTCGAAAGTATGAGGGCGTAGAGAACTTCGAGATATATGGATCGACAAACTTCGCTTATGTTTATATCAATGAGCAGTATCCGAATGAAGTTCCATACGACACCTCATACATTCGAATCGCCAATCTAGACATTGAGGTCGGATCAGAGAATGGCTTTCCAGAGCCATCAGTGGCGAGTGAACCAATCACTGCAATCACATTCAAGATTCAAAACAAGTTCATGGTGTTCGGCTGCGGAGACTTCACAAATCATCGTGACGATGTAGTCTACTTCAAATGCCGCGATGAGAATAATCTCATCATGAAATTTCTTGAGACTTGGGAGATTGAATCACCAGACATTGTGACTGGCTGGAACATTCAGTTCTTTGATATTCCGTATCTGTATAATCGTATCAATCGATTGATGGGTGAGAACACTGCCAAGAGATTGTCGCCTTGGAAGATGATTGGTGAACGAACAACAACAATTCATAACAGGCAACAGACTGCGTTTGATCTTGTCGGCATTGCTATTCTTGATTACATTGAACTATACAAAAAGTTTACTTACTCTCAGCAAGAAAGCTTTAGTCTGAATCACATTGCATTCGTAGAACTTGGCGAAAAGAAACTTGATTACAGCGAGTTTGAAAATCTTCATCAGTTGTATCGATTGAACTTTCAAAAGTTTATAGAGTATAACATCAAAGACGTTGAACTGGTTGGTCGTATCGATGACAAGATGAAGTTTCTTGACATGGTGCTGGCCCTTGCATATGATGCGAAAGTTAATCTCACCGATGTCTTTACGCAAGTGAGAATGTGGGACACACTAACACACAATCATCTGATAAAGAAAGGCATCGTTGTACCGCAGAAAAAAGTTTCATCTAAGAATGCTCAGTATGCTGGTGCTTATGTCAAAGAACCAAAGGTCGGAATGTATGATTGGGTTGTATCATTCGATTTGAATTCTCTTTATCCGCACCTCATTATGCAATACAATGTGTCACCAGACACAATCGTTGATGGCAAGTATCAATCAGTATCAGTTGATAATTTGCTGAACAGTGAATATGAGCCTGACGGTGAATATTGCATGGCGGCGAATGGACACTTCTTTCGCAAAGATGTTCAAGGCTTTCTGCCTGAGATGATGGAGCGAATGTATGAAGATCGATCAAAGTACAAAAAACTAATGATCGAATGGCAAAAGAAAAAAGAAACAGCCACAACGAAAAAAGAAAAGTTTGAAATTGAAAATCAAATTTCAAAGTATAAGAATCTTCAGTTAGCTAAGAAAGTTCAACTGAACTCAGCATATGGTGCGCTAGGCAACGAATACTTTCGTTTCTTTGACATTCGACAAGCAGAAGCAATCACACTCTCGGGTCAACTTTCTATTCGTTGGATCGAAAAGAAAATGAATCAGTATTTGAACAAGATACTGAGTACCGATGATGTCGATTATGTAATTGCATCTGATACCGATTCAATCTATCTGAATCTCGGACCGTTGGTGCAAAAGCTATACAACAAAGACACACCAAAAGAAAAGATTGTAATCTTTCTAGACAAAGTGTGTGAAGATAAGTTGCAACCGTTCATTGACAAATCGTATCAGCAATTGGCAGACTATATGAATGCCTACGATCAGAAGATGTTCATGAAGCGAGAAACGATTGCCGACACTGGCATCTGGACCGCAAAGAAGCATTACATTCTAAACGTCTGGGACAATGAAGGCGTTCGATACACTGAGCCTAAGCTTAAGATGATGGGCATTGAAGCGGTCAAGTCTTCTACGCCTATGATGTGCCGAGACAAGATTAAAGATGCGCTAAAAATTATTATGAAAGGCAACGAAAAAGAATTTCAAACCTTTGTCGCTGACTTCAAAAAAGAATTCAAAACGTTGCCATTCGAAGACGTTGCGTTTCCTCGAGGTGTCAGTGACATTACTAAATACACTGAGAAAGGCAAGAATACTTTTTACGCAAAGGGCACACCAATTCATGTTCGTGGCTCTATCATTTACAATGCATTGCTTGAGAAGCACAAGCTAACTAAGAAGTATCAACAAATCAATGATGGTGACAAAATTAAATTTTGTTACATGAAAGTTCCAAATCCAGTTCATGAGAATGTGTTGTCTGTTCTTACTGTGTTGCCGAAAGAGTTTGATATGGAAAAATATATTGACTACGAAACACAATTCGAAAAGACTTATTTGGAACCATTGAAAGGCATTGTATCGACATTTGGTTGGTCGATTGAACCAACCTCTTCACTGCTAGGATTTTTCAAATGAATAAAATACCTTCAGAATATTTGGTGTTACGGTCGCAAGAAGATTTCGGATTCAGTGCAGTTGATGAAAACGAGGTCACACAGACTGTTGATGAGAACACATTAGAAACGAAAATTATTCGTGAGACTGTTTCAACATCCAATGAAATGCTCAATGGCATCAATGATAAGCTAGATCGAATCTTTGAGCTATATAATCAAGGCAAGCTTGGTCTTGATGTCGAACGTCAACAATTACAAAAAGAAACATCAGAAAAACTTCTTGAGTTAGAGAAAATGATTATTCCTTTGCTGGTAAATCTAATGAAGAATCCTGATAAGGAATATATCTACTGGCCAAATCGTAAAGATAAGATTCAAGAACAGATTGATAAAATTCTGATCATAACAAGGGGAACTTCCCAGTAATGTTTTTTATTGCTATACTTTTATTTACAGCATTTACATTATCTGGCATAGCGGCATATTATTCGATTGTAGGTTTGATTGCAATATTCGCAG